TCTCCATCACCGGCATGTCCTTCTCGGTCAACCCCGACGATCCGACCACCGGCGAGCTGTCCTTCAGCATCACCAAGATGATCAGCGCTTTCGGCCAAGACGCCTGATAACCTGATTTCAAGGGACTGAGCCCCCACTTCGGTGGGGGTTTTTTTATTGCCACGCACTAGAATTCTTCTGTACTAGGAGTTATCCATGGCCGGTCGTTTCATCGACAAGCTGAAAAAAGCAGCCCGCCTCGAACCAGTCAAAAAAGAAATCGTTCTCGACAACGGCGAAGAAGTCGTGATGTACGTCACCCCGCTGACCGCCGCCGAACGTGAACGCGCCAAGAAAGATGCCAGGTCCGATGATCCTGGAGCGTTCGCCCTGCAGCTGCTGATCCGCAAAGCCAAAAACGGCAACAATCAGCCCCTCTTCACCCCTGGCGACGCCGCCGTCCTGAAGAACGAAGTCCGCGACTCCGACCTTCAAAAGCTGATGCTGGCAGTCCTCGGCGCAGATGAGGAAGACGAACTGGACATGAAAAGCAGCAGCGAGGGAGCTGAGGACTGATAACTGGCTCCTCCTCAGCCTGGGTGTGGCGAAAGAACTGGGCTATACCCTCGCCAAACTCTGGAACGAAGCAACTGAGGAGGAGATTGTGCTTTGGAGCCTGTACTTCGGCTACCTAAACGAGGAGCAGGAGAAAGCACTTAAGAACGCCAAACGCCGCCGCTAGACTTGAATCCAGGACCCTAGCGGCGAGTCGTGGCTCAAATACCCGCTGATATTATCCTCCGTCTAAAAACGGAGGAGTTAGATCGCAAACTGAAAAAAGTTGAAAGCAGAATTGGCAAGCTTGCTGCTGCTGAAAAAAGTATTCCAAGAGGACTGGCGCAGCAATACGAAAAGCTAAATGCAAAGCTACGCACTAGAGAAAAAGAAGTTAAAAAAACAGCGCTAGCAGAAAAAGTAAATACCCGTGAACTCAAAAAACAAACGGCCGAGTTAACTAAGCAAAAAGCAGAAAGAAGAAATCGCATCCAAAGCTTGCAACTTGGTGTCGGCTTTCCGCTTCTCTTCGGCGGCGGAGCAGGATCTGTTGCCGGCGGTGCCCTTGGAGCGCTAACCGATACCGGCGGCGGTTTCGGCGGTCAAATCCTGTTCAGCGCCCTCGGTCAACAGATCGATACCTTTATCCAAAACCTCGGAAATTTAGCCGACAGTCTCGACAGTGCTGAAAATATCCTCGACGGTCTTGCTGATGCCGGATTCCGCGTAAGTAAAGAACTCCGAAAATCTGTAGAAACACTCGAAGATCAAGGCCGATTTATCGCTGCCTACAACGTCGCACTTGGTGAACTGGAGCGACGCTTTGGCCCCAACGCAGTACAAGAATTATCAAATTACGACGCCGCAAACGCAGCGCTCCAGGAAGAATTTTCAGAAGCTGCAGGCACCCTTCAACGCGAGCTGCTCCCCGCTTTGACTCTCGTAACTAATGCTGTTGCGGGACTGCTCGGACTAATTAACCAAAGCGGCGGTGTGCTTAAATTCCTAGCTGGACTTGTCCCGGGCGTGGGACGGTCAATCCAAGCCGCTAGCGCTATTGGGAGCGAAGGGGCACGGCGTATAACGTCGAGCCCAACAAACGCTTTCGGTTTCCAGAGCAATGCCGGAGCCTCCGCAGCCTCAGAAAATGAGCGTCTAGCCCGCGAGAAGCAATCAGCAGACCTGGTGCGTGAAATCAACCGCAACCAAGAAGCAATCAACCGCGCGCGAGAAGAAGCTGCTCGCAAAGAACTAAAACATCAACAAGACGTTTTAAAACTCGTCAGGGACCGTGCGCTCTTAGAAGCAAAAATAATCGAAAACCAGCTCAAACTGCAAAGCCAACAACGAGCATTTGAACTGGAGCGAGCTAGAGCTGTAGAGGCAGGCGCCTTGGCACGAACAGCCGCTCAAAAACAAATAGCAGAATCATCATTGAAAGCTTTCCAAACAGGCGGCACTTCAGTAGCTATACAAGATCGTTCAGACGTCGAAAGCGTTTTCGACTACAAACTAAAACAAGACTACGCAGATATTGAAAGGCAAGTTCAAAACTTAGGTAACACACTCATACAAGCAGGCGAGTCTACAGAGGCTATTGAACGCCTAACAGATACCTACAGAAAAACACTGCGTGCAGCCGCAGAAGAAGCCAACAGGCTTGAGCGAGGTCGCTTTGAAACAACCGATGAACTCTTTACACGGCGTGCTGCATACCTAAATCAAGAAGCGAAAATCCTTTCAGAAAAAGACGAAAAGGCCAAACTTCTCCTAGAAAAACAACTTGTCTACGCAAAAGCTCTAAAAAAAGTTCAAGACGCCGGACTCGACCCCACAGAAGGTGCAGGCAAAACATTTATAGACGCAGTTCTTGCAAAATTTGATGCAGCAAACAACAAGCTAAGTTTCTTTGAACAGAACATTGTCGACCTCACAAACACAGTTGGAGTCGCACTAAAGAGTGCGATGGAAACCGCCTTGGTCGATACCATCGCCGCCGCAATCGCCGGAGCGGATGACCTCAACGACAGACTCAAAGCAACCGCAGCCTCGCTCCTCACGACTATCGGCAAAGCCTTTGTAAACGCAGGTGTATCCGGCCTTGCGGGTAACGACGGGGTTGGCTTCTTCTCATTCCTTAAAGGCGGATTGGAAGGCCGCGCTAACGGCGGACCCGTCGACAGCGCCACCCCGTACGTGGTCGGCGAACGCGGGCCCGAACTCTTCGTGCCAAGCAGCAGCGGTCGTATTGTCAACAATGCCGACAGCCGTGCTGCCCTGGATCGCTACACCCCCACCAGCTCTAACTTCTACAGCTCCAATCTCAACATCACCACCGGACCCGTGATGCAAATGGACAACAAGGACTACATTAGTCGTGAAGACTTCGAGCGTGGACTCCGCCAGGCATCCGACGATGGCGCGAAACGAGGTGAAGCAATGACCCTCCGCCGCCTCAAGAACTCCCGCTCCACCCGCACACAACTGGGAATGTAATGACTATTGAACGCATCACCACGCTTGTCAAGATCTACAAGGTCGACGACAAGAACCAAACTAAAAACCACCGCCGCTACCACAACGGTCAACCAAATACAGAAATTCGATACACCAACGGGGTTTACTCATTCCTGCCGTTTATCTATTCAGGTGCCACTGTTTCACTAACAGGAGACAACGTCACTGCGCAACTAACGCTGTCAAGCAACGACATCGCGCGGTCAGAAGTAGCAAATCTGGTCAATCAAAATTATCGCGCCACCGTGCTTGTCTGCCGCATGGATGAAGAATTTAAAAAGGTCATCGGTGTATTAAGCAAAGAAGAGTGGCTAGTCAGCTCTGCTGCCTATGACGCCACTGCCATTGCGATCGACCTAAGCAGCGGTCTAGACGCAGTTAACGCCAACACCCCACGTCGAGTGCTGGTTAGCGCAGACGTTGGACCACTCCCCATTACTGGCAGGGTCAGGCTCTAATGCAAGTTCACGAAATCATCGGGATGCGCTATCGCCTTGGAGCGTCCCCCGAGGAACACGGCAAAGCGGACTGTCTCAGCATGTGCCGTACTGTCTTGTCTAGTTACAACATCGCAACACCAGCCCCCAAGCGCGATTGGTATCGCCGCCTGCACCGTGGCGACTACACCGTGTTCAAAGAAGAACTAGAAAAGTGGGGACAAGAGACTACTAAAATGATGCAAGGAACCGTCGCACTGTGCGAGGGAGAAGGGACTCTCACCTATGGCTTGGCGGTTTGGTGGTACGACGGTTGGCTGTCCTTTACGGGTGAGGAACTGACATGGAAGCCCGCAAACGCCTTACAAGTCGTCGCGCTTTACTGCCCCAAGACATCCAGATAATCGAAACCCTCGGGATCACCCCCGATGAGTATTACGATTTTCTTGACCAGTGTGAATACGCCTGCGTTAATCGCGGGGCTGAATACTCCCATATCCCAGATGTAAGGAACGAAGCCACAACGGTTTCTATTGTTCTCACTGTTGTTGGCATCGCGCTCCAAGTTGCTGGCGCGTTGCTGGCGCCAAAGCCCAAATCGCCTGATGAGAAGAAGCGTCTAGAACCAATTAACACCGCCGACAAAACCGGCAGAAACAGGTTTACCCCATATAACGATTTTGATTCAATTCAAGAATTAGCAACTCTTGGGTCAGTCGTTCCACTGGTTTACACCAACGGCACCAACGGAGTTCGGGTTAACACTCAGCTGTTGTGGTCGAACGTTGAGACTGTCCGCAGGGGTCAAGTAGCCAAGGTATTGTTGCTGATTTCCCAAGGAAAGCTGGCTGGAACGCCTGGTTTTGGTGGGATTGCTATCGGCGACACCCTGCTTGAAAACTTTCAAGATGCACGTCTTCGTGTTTGGTACAACAATGGGGACGGCAGTTCACGCATTAACAACAAAAACAATGTCTTAAAAGAAGGCGGAAAAGCAGTTGGTAATCTCAAGGGCGTAACAGTTCCCAGCGATGTCTTTTCGTTAAAAGAATACAGAAACAGCAAGTATTATCCTTGGTTCAGCGGCACCCGAACTTCTACAATATCCACTGAGTTTGGTCTGTTTAATGTCACCCCAAACGGAAACCACTTTAAGGTTGACTACGAACTAATCCTTATCAACGACAACACAGAAAGGGATGTTAAAGAAGGTCAAAGAGAAAAGATTAACAAGAGAGATGAAGAGTACCCTGTTGGCGCGGGCATCGTAGAAATTAACCGCAGAAAATGGCGAACCGGTGACGCCACAAACAAATCCATGAAAGTGGAAGTAGATCAAGTAATAAAATATCAAATTAGAAAGGACGAAAGTTTTGGATCATATAACGGCGGTCGCTGGGGTTTGGATGATGTCATAAACGCCACTGCACAACGCCGGGCTGCAGCTGATGACATAATGGCTCTGGGCAGGATCTATCACATTGGATCCGCTCAATTCGTCTGCATTAACGAACCACCAGAACTTTGGGAGCTAAATTCAAACACCGCTAACTATTCTCTTAAATGTATCGACCCCGGAATAATTAAATACGGTTACCCAACTAGAGAAGTTGACAACTGGAGAACTTATAACCTTGCCGAAATCAGCAATGGCATCATTACCACCAACCGTCCTGATGATGACATCATCGACATCGGACTGAAGTCCACGGTATGGAAGCGTGTCTCGGGTTTCCCTAACGTCAATTCACAACCCAGCCAACGCGTTATTGATCAATACTCCGATGGCGGCGGCAGCATAACCCTCGGCTCAATGAACACTTATCTGTTCCGGATGAGTTGTTTCAAAATCTTTATCCGCCCCATCGACTCAAACCGCTGGATCGATCTCTGGGGCGGCACAGCATTCTGCATCAAACACAATAACCCCTCCGAAGTTTTCAATAGCTTCCGCATCGAGCTGCCAGGCGTTGCTACATCAAAGCAAGTAACAGAATACGAGATTAAATTTATGCCAGTTGCGGGCAACTATGTCATTGAAAACTTTAAAAAAGTAATGATTCTAGATACCCGTAAGAAATGGAATTCAACCGCTATCAAAACTTCAGGCGGTACATACAGGCTGTGGTTCCGAGGCTACTGGGAATCAATCAATATCGCAAACTGCAGCAACCCTGAATTCATCATCGGACCAAAAACCGATGTCGGAATGATTACAAAAGTCAGCCCCAGCAGCGCTGGCAAGATTCCCGATGAGGACAAAGTAACCTGCGACACTAAGTACTACAGGCGACGTCCATCAAGAGACAGCACGCCAGAAAGCTATGTCAGGTACAGAGGACCGCAAGAAAATAAAGGTGGCGACAGATCTTGGTATTTTGTATATAAGGGTCAAAACATTAAACGAATTCGTGTTCGCGGTTCCAATAGAGACCCAGGCGAAGTCAAAGCTAAATACAAAGGCAAGACCTATTACTTCCGCAAAGGTGCCTTAAAGGAAAACATTGGATCGACAAAATACTATGAGATTGTCCGCTGCCGTAAAGACATCGGCAGCACGGGCAAAACAACCACTACTATATCCCCTAACGGTGGTTCAGGCACAGGCGCCAAATTTAAATACACGTCATACAAGAACGGTGCTTGGGAAGTAGATATTGTCGATCCAGGTAGGGGCTACAAAAACGGGCAATCACTATATCTGCGTGTTCCAGGTCCAGACAGAAAAGTCAGAATTAGCACTAACACAGACACATTGTTTAAGGTCAATCCTTACGACATGATCAAGGACTACGCGGTCTACGACTCCGAGTCCTTTAGTAACGAGAGCGGTCCCGAACATTCCATCAGCTACGTCAATGAAATCCGCAAGCCCGACGGTCCAGCACCTGACTATGACGACCTAGCCACCCTAGGTTTGTGGATTTCCAGCGCAGTAGATATTACCGACATCTCACAGGTCAGTGTCTATGTAAACAGAGGTATCGAAGGGCGCACCTGGACCGGCAGCAAGAGCTACTCAGCAATTTCTTTCCTGCCTGAGATTATCTTCGACTTGCTATCAAACGAAGAGTATGGACTTGGCGGCATCGTCGGCAAACGCGGTGTCAATGAAGGTGAGATGTCCCGCACCACCCGTTACTGCAGAGCTAACGGCTTCGGCTGGGACGGAGTAATCAAAGACCGCGTCAACATCCGCGAATGGATTTTTGAACAAGCCGCATACATCATGTGTGACTTCTGTATTCAGGGCGGCAAATTCTTTATTAAGCCAAGCTTCCCCATTCACAGCGACTACAGAATCCATAGTCACAGCAGTATGAAGAAAAGGTACACCCGCCCTGTACAGATCAAAGCACTGTTTACCGACGGCAATATCCGCAACACGCGTGTAACTTTCCTCCCACCTGAGGAGCGACAGATGTTTATCGCGCAGGTGCTTTACCGCGAGGAAGACCCAAACGGCTTCCCTAAAATCGTCACCAAAACCGTCGGACTTTCTAAAAATCCCGAGGTTGGCAGCGATACACCCGGCAGAGACGATGACCCCATGGAACGCTTTGACATGACGGCGTTCTGCCATAGCGAAAGCCATGCTGAAAAGTTTGCTCGTTATGCCCTCCGCGTCCGCCAGCTGGTAACCCACACGGTCACGTTCCAGTCAACTCCTGAGTCCTGCCGCAACCTCGCCCCAGGTGATTACGTCCGCTATATCAGCACCGTCACTCACATGGATCGCTTCGCCACCGGCACGATCAGCAACATGGGAACCGTGCAATGCCATCTGACTCCAGGGCAAATCAAAGGCAAGCGCATCATGTACTGGCGCGTCGGCTCAGATGAAGGCATCCGTGAGACGACACTGGATATTGGAGAAAATGGACTTTGCAACAACGACAACCATAAAAACAGTGTTTTCGTTTTGCTAGACAGAGATACCAAATCCAGGGTCTATAAAGTCGAAAGCCTCCAATACAGTGATGAAGGCTTGGTCGATCTAACCCTTACCGAAGCGCCCGTGGACACTGAGAATAGACTGAAGACACTGGACTGGCGCGACGAGGACTTCTACGAGTACGACTAATGGAAAACCTAGAACTACCGAGCATCAAACCAACCACAAGGGTATTCACCCCTGGGGAGATCCCACAGACGGTTTTTGAAAGCCAGAACGGCAGCACGTCTTTTGTGAAATTCGGCAGAAAACCGATCAAGAGCAAATTGCGGATGACCTACCAGAACTGCACTGAAGATGTAGCTTGGAGACTCACTGACTTCTACCACACCTGCATCACTAAAGACAAAACCGTCAAGATATCGTGGACGAATAAGGCAGTAGATGACATGTCAAGCGCAGACGCTCTTCGCTGGTACGTGCGTAAAGGCGGCGGCGGTGTGGAATGGCTATTCGAGAAGCCGCCTACGATCCAGGCGAACCTCGGCGGTAGATACAATGTAAGCATCGACCTGATTGGCACTCTGATCGCATAGCTATGTCTTTATATACAGGTCAGCACGGCGAGTTCTATATTTGGGTACAGGACAGCGCTCTCGGCTCTACCGAGAACTTTTACCCGCACACAACACGTCCAGCCAAAGGCGTTGAGCACAGAATTCAGAGAACAGGAACCGTAAACGGAAGTTCAGACCCAAATGTAAGACGGCAGCGATTACGTAGTGCTTGGGAACAAGCAGGATGGAAAAAGCGGGATGATAGTGATTACCCGCAGACTGGGGATCAATTTGTAGCAACGGGCGAGTTGGTGACTCTCGCCGACGGTTTTTCTTGGGCCCAAACTCCCCGAGCTGCAATTAGCTTGCCTGGGGACTACGTCAGAGCCGGACAAGTAAGGAACTGGTCGTTTAGTAATACAGCCGAAACAATCGATACCACAGTCCTGGCTGACACTTGGCGCCAAAAGGTGCCAGGGCTCAAGTCAATGACAGGACAAGCGCAGTTGATGTACTACAGGGACGCTGATGATACCGACAGCCCTGTTAGCCAGATGCTTGATTTGCTGTACTACCAAGACTCAGACCTGCAGAGGGGGCAGTTTAGGGTCATGTTCAGATTGCATCATTCCTCTAGGGGTACGCGCACTCAATCTTTCCCTGCCATCTTGACAAACTGGAGCATGTCTTGCGCTGTCGGTGAAGTCGTAACAGTTGACGTTACCTTTGAATCCCAAGGTGAGATTTACCGTAACAGCGACGGCATTTGATCAATGACCATCTACCTTGGGGCGGCAGGTCACGTTGAGCTTCAGCGCCCAACGACAGAATGGTTGCGCACCACGATAAACAACCCAGACATCAACGTTGGGCAACGCCGCTTTTCAGTTAACTTTTACGGCGACCAAGATGGTGCTGCAAACTCTTCTACTAACGTTCGTCGTCCAATCCACCGAGCAGAAGCAGAAGACTCGCTTTATAACTTTGTAACTGGCGACCGCGTCACAATTCGTTCAGTTAGCGGCAACAACTTAGCATTCCTGCCCGACTCCTCCCATCACGATGGGAACCCACACCCGCAAATCACTGCTTTTATTTATCTAGACCAAGCAGGTGGCATCCGTCTTTATCGCGACTTTGCGCAAGCCCTAGCCGGCAAACAAGACGGCGCTTTAGATCTGCAACTTTTAGACGAAACTCTGCTTGATGACAACACTGGTCCGGACGGTGCCAGCGAAGTTGACAACACGTACCAGCTCATTGAGATGCGTGCTGAACAGCTTGGTGAATCTGGCTGGCGTTGCCTCGGGGAAGTTACCAACTACGAACTCGTTTCCGAGAGAGAGCGCATCGACATTACTGGCTTAAGTCAGGCTTACCGTCAGCAGTGGGACGCTGGCATCATCCAAGGCTCTGGTCGGATTAGCGCATTCTGGGAGCATCAATTTGGGGACTGTGAAAACATCGACGTAGCACGCTACCCCGAAGTTTCCTTCTTCCTAGCCGCCGTCATCCTTCGCCTAGAGCAGGGCGCAGATTTCGGTGCGCGGTTTTACCTAACCAAAAATGACGGCGCTGACAATCCGCAATCCATGTGGTACGACTGCCCGAAGTGCGTAATCACCAACTGCACCGTTTCAGTCGAACCCACCCAAATCATTACAGCTGACATCGACTTCATCACGACCGGCAAAATCAGGCTGAAGCAAGGCTTCCCCGTGGATCGCCTGCTGCTGGAAGGCACGACGGCTCGTATTCAAAGCGGCTATGTGGCTGACGAATTCGGCGCAACACCGGTGGAACTGCAAAACGCCAGCGACAACTAAAATTAGGACATTGTAGTGTCGCGTTTCGATGGCTGATCTTCGCGTATCTGATCTGCCGCCTCTTGACGCGGTAGACGTCGAAGCGGTAGACCCCCTTTTAATCTCAGACATCAGTGCGTCTGAATCAAAAAAGATTGACGTCAAAAGCCTGACCACCGCAGGCGTCCAACTGATTGACGATGGCACAATCCCATCGGAAAAACTTAACTACCCACTACCTAACGATGTTGTCGATGGTGACGCCATTATCGATAACAGCCTGCCTGGCGACAAGATTGAAGACGGCAGCCTCAACGGCGTCGACAAAATCGAACCTGGCACGGTCGACACTGCACAGCTCGCTGATGGAGCTGTCATTGACTCCAAAATTGAACGACTTTCAATTACAGGTGGTCCTGATGGCGCTATTGCTATCGACACCATCACCGAAGACAACCTCGCCCCAGGCAGCGTCGGTGCCTCTGAACTTCAACCAATTAGCGGCGATTCACTACTTGATCTAACCGTTACCGACGACAAGATTGGCAGCGTCGACGGCAGCAAAATTAACAACGACAGTATCACTTCAGATCAAATTGGACCTGGAGCGATTACAAATAGTGAGTTGGCTTCTGACTCAGTCAGCAGCGATAACATCTCCCCTGAAAGTATTCTTGGTGGTCCAGGTGGCGACATCTCACCTGACACGATTACTGAGTACAACTTGGCTGACCAAAGTGTCGGTCCAGATCAGCTGCAGCCAATCGGAGGCGATTCAATCGCTGACGGCGGCATCACTATCGACAAATTTGACCCCGACGCCGTTGATCGCGGTCTCGATGTATCCACTGGAGCAATCGGACACACCAACGATGTCACTGGAGCGCTGCACAACGGTTTTACATTTGACGACCAGGGGCATATTGCAGCTACCTCACCGCTGCTGCCAACCGATCTCCCTATCGCCACGGAGACTGATCTCGGCGGTGTAATAATTCCGCCCGATGGTGGTCTGACTGTTACGCCCCTCGGTGAAGTAAGCCACACCAACAACATCACCCCAAACACTGTCAGTGGCATCACGTTTGATGAGCACGGACACATCGTCACCGCCGATGCACTGTCGAGTGTTGACCTTCCCCCTGCCACCGAAACAGAACTCGGCGCTGTCTATGTCCCTGGTCCGAAGCTGACCGTTGCCGGTGATGGTGAACTCGACCATGCCATTGTCGATGGTCTAATCCCCGACGTTTACACCAAAGTTGAAGTTGACGAATACGGGCACGTCATTGTTGGCAGCTTCCTCGATGGCGATGACGTTCCAGAGCACTCCGCAGACCTGATCACCTCAGGTGAACTCCCAGTCAACGGAGCCCTCGACCCCGAAGGCAACATCTACGGCGACACCCTCGCCATTGCCGATAACAGCATCACCGGTCGCCACATCAGGGATTACACCACCTGCTTAATGCAGGAAGAAAACCCAGGTGCAAACGACCGCTACGGCGACCCCCATTTCCTGGGGCGTTTCTGGTTCAAACCCAGCACTGGCCAGCTTTACGTCTACTCCCGAGGCAGTGCAGCGTTGCTATGGCTACCCGTAGGATTCGGGGTACTGACCCAGCAAAACCTCCGCTTCTGTGGAACCTACGACGCCAGCAACTCCACTATTGCAACGCTGTCGAGTTACGGCACCCTCGCTGGACTCCAAGCTGGCGACCCAATCCCCCTAGCCACCGATGAACTAGCTGGCGTCTACTTGGTCTGTACGACTGAAGGCAACGCAGTCGCCGTCCCCAACGTTCAGAACGTCGAGCACACCATGGCGGACTGGATCGTCTGTCTCGGTGCCGCCAATGGTTGGGTTCACATCGACAACGATGCTGGCAGTGGCGGCGGCGGCGGGGGCGGCGCCCAAGTCTTGAATGACCTGCTTGACGTCAGCCTCAACGATGGAACGATCGACAACTTCAACCTTGGTGCGGAGCCTCAGGTTGTGCTAGCCGACGACCAACTCCTGAAGTACAGCTTCAGCGACGGCATGTGGCGCAACACCAGCAGGTTGGATTGCGGAATTTACTGATCTCTAAAATGAAGCCATAACACCCGCGAATGTCGGGGTTCTTTTGCTGAATAGCAATGGCTTTTACTCTCATCGTTAAGAACAGCGTCACCGCTGGAAAAGAACCCACTGCGTCCCAGCTTGAACGCGGTGAACTGGCACTTAACCTCACTGACCACAAGCTGTACAGCAAAGGTGCAGCCGACGAAATTTTTGAAATCGGCGCAGCAGGCGAAACCCCCAGCGGTGGCACAGGCGATCGCCCTGACGGTCCCGCGCTCGGGGACCTGTATTTCGACACCGACCTCAACGCACTGCTCTACTGGAACGGCAGTGAGTGGGTGCCAGTCGGAACCGAAGCCATCTCACTGGATGACCTGACCGATGTTGACACCAGTGGTGTCGTTAACGGAATGGTTCTTGTCTATAACAACGGCGAGTGGAAGCCTGTAGACCCCTCGACTTTCAACCCCCAAGCAGGTCGGGCGCTGACCTACGACACCTCAACGTCCCCCGACACGCTGAACGCAGACATCGCAACAGATGCAACGCTGGGTGTCGTCAAAATTGGCGACGGTATCAGCATCGACGCCGACGGTGAAATCACCGCTGACATCCCACCTGGCACGGTTATCAGTGAAACCCCACCAGCTAATCCTGAAGAAGGTCAGCTTTGGTGGAACAGCAGCGATGATTCTGGTCGGCTGTATGTGTATTACGACGAAGGTGTTGGCGGCAGTGCCCAATGGGTAGAGGCATCACCGCAGGGCGACAGGGGTATTCCAGAAGCCCCCACTGATGGTCAGCAATATGCCCGTCAGAGCGAAGCCTGGAGTGTTGTTGAGACTTTTCCAGAAGCCCCCATTGATGGTCAGCAGTACGCTCGTCAAAACGAAGCCTGGAGTGTTGTTCAAGGCGGCGATAACAACACCACGATTAACTACAACGGACCTGCTGCTTGGGGCGTAATTAACTCAGTTGGAGATCTGGCTTCTCCTTCGCTGAACCTTACGACTTTTAGAATTGCAGAAGGACAGTATCAATGTAATTTTATTAATCCAGTAGGTAGTGCTAATTATTCGGTTCAAGCCACTCCAGTGGCAAGTGCTTCCCGAGTATGTACTGCCAACAATCGAACGGAGAATGGTTTTCAGGTAAACATTCAAAACACGGCATGGACTCCGCAGGACTCATCCTTTCACGTTGTCGTCCACGCCACCAACGCCCTACCTCCACGCGGTGGCACAGGTGCTGATGCTTGGTTGTTCATGGAATTTGATGGAACTGCAAGAAGTTCATTCAATCTTTCTGGCACGTCCCCATCCACTGGGAGGTATGTCTATACATTCGTTACTCCCATGCCCACCAGTGATTATGCAGTGGT